TAAATATTTTCAGATAAACTGAGACGAGGCTAGACGACATGGCGACTCCACAATTATCTCCTGGTGTATTAACCAGAGAGGTGGATCTGACTGTAGGGAGAGCAGAAAATGTATTAGATAATATTGGAGCAATCGCTGGTCCCTTTGAAATAGGACCAATTGATGAAGCTACTGATATTACTACAGAGAATCAACTGATTAATACATTTGGAAAACCCATTTCAACTGATGCTCAGTATGAGTACTGGATGGCTGCATCATCATTCCTCACTTATGGAGGTGTTCTTAAAGTTGTAAGAACTGATGATGATGACCTAGTTAATGCTAATGGTAGTAGAGACCATCAGACTCAAAATACAAGTCTTAAAATTAAGAATTATGATGATTATGTAGCAAACTATGCTGGTGTAGGTCAAACATTTGGTTATGCTGCTAAAACACCTGGTACATGGGCAAACAATCTTAAAGTATGTGTTATTGATAACTTTGCAGACCAGACATTAGGAATAGGAACAACAACTGCTGTTGCAGTTGGACAAGGTGTAACAGTCTCACTTACTAATCAAGTGGTTGCTGGTTCTGGTGATACCTCAAACTTCACTGGATATCTTAAGGGTATTGTTACAGGTATTGGAGAGACAACTGTTGATATTAAAATAACAAATAGGGTTACAACTCTTGGTGTATCCACTGCTATAACTTATGCTGAAGGGGATCAAGCAAGATCTATTCTGGCAGGTAATGATGTTAGCTTTATAAATTCATCTGCTGTAGGAGTTGCTACAATATCTCTAGTTGGAGGCAACTATGCTAAAGACTGGTATGATCAGCAAACATTGGGTCTTACTAACTCTACTGTTTACTGGAAATCTTTATCTCCTAGACCACTTACTACACAGTGGGCAGAAGATAGATCATCTAAGAATGATGGTATCCATGTGGTAGTTGTAGATGACCTTGGAGATGTAACAGGTATACAAGGAAATATTTTAGAGAAGAGTTTAAATCTTTCTAAGGCAACTGATGCAGTTTCCTCAGAAAATGCACCACAGAAGATATACTATAAAGATTATGTAGCACTTTATTCTGACTATGTTTATGCTGGAGACGATCCTTCTGATGGTTCAGATGGATTTAAAGCAGCATCAGACTTTAGTTCTGGATATACACCTATTACTGCTGCTTCTGGTGGTTGGAATAGAAATGCACAGGGTATTACTTTCAATGTTATTGGAAATGACACCTACACATTAACTGCTGGTAAAGATTATTCTGCTACTGGTGGATTTACAGCAACTCTAGGAAATCTAATTACATCATACAATCTCTTCAAGAACAAAGATGAGATTGGAATAGACTTCTTAATTGGAGGTCCAGGTCTTGCTGATAAAGCACAGTCACAAGCAAAAGCAAACAGACTAATCTCTATTGCTGGTGCAAGAAAGGATTGCATGGCAACAATTTCACCTCATAGAACAGATGTTGTAGATGTAACTAATACAGATACACAAACTGATAATGTAATTAAGTTCTTTAGTTCATTATCATCTTCTTCATATGCAGTATTTGATACTGGATACAAGTACACATATGATAGATTCAATAACAAATTCAGATTCATCCCAACTAATGGTGATGTTGCTGGATTGATGGTAAGAACTGCAGTTAATTCTTATCCTTGGTTCTCACCTGCTGGACAGCAGAGAGGAATCTTAAATAATGCAATTAAACTTGCTTACAACCCAGACAAAGCACAAAGAGACCAACTCTATCCACTAAGAATTAACTCTATAGTTAACCAACCTGGAACTGGTATTATGCTCTTTGGAGATAAGACTGGTTTAGGTTATGCATCTGCCTTTGATAGAATCAATGTAAGGAGACTATTCCTAACAATTGAGCAAGCATTACAGAAAGCAGCAGAAGCACAACTCTTTGAACTTAATGATCAGGTCACAAGAGCAAACTTTGTTAATATTGTTGAACCATATCTAAGAGATGTGGAAGCAAAGAGAGGACTTTATGGGTTCCTAGTAATTTGCGATGAGACAAATAACACTCCTGACGTTGTTGATAATAATGAATTCAGAGCAGACATCTTCTTGAAGCCTGCCAAGTCAATCAACTATGTTACTCTTACATTTGTTGCCACCAGAACTGGTGTTAGCTTTGAAGAAGTAGCAGGTCGAGTTTAACTTATCATATCTAAATAACAAAAGGAGATTCTAAAAAATGGCACAAATCCCACAGAGAACGATTTCTCAATTTAAATCCAAACTGATTGGAGGCGGTACTCGCCCCAATCTGTTTGAGGTGCAAGTCAACTTCCCAGATGGCGTAGACCTTGGTATTCAAGGTGATGGTGGTGGAGAATTTGATGGAGATAGATTTAGATTTTTATGTAAGGCAGCAGCTCTTCCTGCTTCCAATGTAGCAAACCTAGAAGTTCCTTTCAGAGGACGTGTTCTTAAAGTTGCTGGAGACAGAACTTTTGATCCTTGGACTGTTACAGTAATCAATGATCAAGATTTTGGTCATTATAGAGCATTCCAAGCATGGGCTCAAAACATTGCTCAGTATGGTGATTCATCAGGTTTAACTGATCCTTCATCTTACATGGGACAAGCAACTGTCTATCAACTTGGTAGAAACGTTGCTAGTCAGCAAGGTTCTAATAGTCCTGCTACTGACAGCAATATACTTGCACAATATAAGTTTGTGGATATTTTCCCAACTACAATATCTTCTATTGATTTATCATATGACACAACTGATACAATAGAGGAGTTTACAGTTGACTTCCAGGTACAATACTGGTATCCTGAAAGAGCAGGTGCTGGCGCCTAATAAATAAACATATAAGGTTAACTTTTAATAATGGCAAGGTTATTTGGATTTTCTATAGATGATACGGAAAAGATACCACCCAGTGTGGTATCTCCCGTACCTGAGAATAATGCAGATGGTTCAGACCACTATTTGACTAGTGGTTTTTTTGGATCGTATGTAGATATTGAAGGGATATATAGAACTGAGTTTGATTTAATTAAAAGATATAGGGAGATGGCACTCCATCCAGAGTGTGATAGTGCAATTGAAGATATTATACAGGAAGCAATAGTATCAGATACACATGATTCACCAGTAGAAATTGAGTTATCTAATCTCAATGCTAGTGATGGTATTAAATCTAAAATTAGAGAAGAATTTAAGGCAGTTAAAGATCTATTAGATTTTGATAAGAAAGCACATGAAATCTATAGGAACTGGTATATAGATGGTAGATTATATTATCATAAAGTTATTGATTTTAAGAAACCAGAAGAAGGAATAGTTGAATTAAGATATATTGATTCAATGAAAATGCGTTATGTGAGACAGCAGAAGAAGGCAGAGAAAGACGTTAGGATGGCTAATGTCAATAATGACAATCCTATGGAATATGAATTCCCTGAGATTGAAGAGTATTTTGTTTATAGTCCTAAGTCAACTTTCCCATCTCAAATGCCATCTGCCATGACTGGTGGTAATAAAGGAATTAAGATGACTAGAGATTCTGTTGCTTATTGCACCAGTGGATTAGTAGATAGAAACAAAGGGTCAACCTTATCATACTTACATAAAGCAATTAAAGCAGTCAATCAACTTAGAATGATTGAGGATAGTCTTGTTATATACAGACTATCAAGAGCACCAGAAAGAAGAATATTCTACATTGATGTAGGTAATCTTCCAAAGATTAAGGCGGAACAATACCTCAGAGACGTAATGATGAGGTATAGAAACAAGTTAGTATATAATGCTGACACTGGTGAGATTAAAGATGACAAGAAATACATGTCCATGTTGGAAGACTTTTGGCTTCCTAGAAGAGAAGGTGGTAGAGGAACTGAGATTACTACACTACCAGGTGGACAAAACTTAGGAGAAATTACTGATATTAAGTATTTCCAAGAGAAACTATTCAAAGCTTTGAATGTGCCTGTTACTAGAATAGGTGGTGATGGTGGTTTTAATTTGGGAAGATCATCTGAGATACTTAGAGATGAAGTTAAATTCTCTAAATTTGTAGGTAGATTAAGGAAGAGATTCTCTGCATTATTCAGTG